ATGGCTTTAACTGAAGTGTGGCTGAAGGCTAATAATGGCAAGGCACGTGATAAGGTTGAAGAAATAGCAGATCGAGACTCAATGAGTGTTCGAGTCTCACCTAAAGGTAAAATTGTTTTTCAGCTTAGATATCGTTTTGCTGGTAAAGCTGAACGTTTAGACCTTGGCACCTACCCTCATATTTCTCTCAAAGATGCACGTATAAAAGCTAGTGAAATGCGTTCACTATTAGATAAGGGAATGAATCCTAAAGTTGAGGTTCGTGTACAGCAGCAAAAATACATCGATGCAAGCACATTTGAAGATGTCTTTAATGATTGGTATGAAAGTTATTGTGTAAAGAAGAAAACATCTGCGCAGCAAATTAAGAACACCTTTGAACAACATGTCATCCCTGAAATTGGTGATTTACCAGTTGACCGCATTACCCTGCAGCAATGGTTAGCATTGCTTGAAGAATTGGCAGATGATGTACCCTCTATTGCAGACCGTGTTTTAACAAATGCAAAACAGGTTTTGAAGTGGGCAAAAAAAAGACAATTGCTTGATGTGAATGTCTTATCAGATATCTATGCTAAAGAAGATCTAGGAATTGAACGAAATAGAGGTACCAGATTTCTTTCTGATGAAGAAATTAAAATGGTATGGCTGGCTATTGAAGAATCAAACATTTTGCCTAAAAACAAAATTTTCTTAAAACTATGTTTAATGTTTGGTTGTAGAAATGGAGAGCTGAGAAAAGCCAAAAAGACAGATTTCGATTTAAATAGAAAAGTGTGGATTGTTCCTGTTGTAAATAATAAAACTGGTAAGAAAACTGGCCGTGAAATCATTCGCCCTATTTTGCCTGAAATGAAGGAATTAATTGTTGAAGCTTTTGAATACAATACTTCTGAGTACTTCCTAACAAATGATAATGAAGAAACACCTATGAGTCATGGTTCTTCAAATTCATTGCCAGCCTACTTAATGGAACGCCTAAGACGACATCATGACTATTATATGAAGCATTGGTCCCTTCATGACCTACGAAGAACAGCACGTACTAATTTCAGTGCATTTACATCGCGTGATGTGGCTCAGCTCATGATTGGCCATGTTATGTCTGGCGAACAAGGCACATATGATTATTATGAGTACCTACCCCAGCAAACGGAAGCATATGCAAAATGGTTAGAAAAAATTAAATTACTTACTAAATAATTGAGAATTAAGAAATGAAAGATTGGGTCTACTTTTATATCGAACACACAATTAAGTATGGGGAACCATTCTATAAAGAGATCGGTTGGTCCTTAGGTTTAAAAAATAATTATTTAATTTTAAGTAATGTAAGAAGTTAAAAATCTATGAATCTATGCACACGAGAAAAATTAATAAAAGATTGGAAAAATATGGGAATTCAATTCTTTGAAGAGACTATTTGGACATCATCAATTCTACAAAAAGATTTGCAAAAAGTGAGGGCGTTTTTAAAAAAAAATGGTTACGAGTACTTCGATATTAGTATCGTACGTCCACAAGTAGATTATTTGGGTATGCATAAATGGAAGTACCATTATGATACAAATGGTCAATGTATTAGCACCAATTATCAAATAGCAATCCCAGCAAATACCAATCATCTTAAACTTATAATTGGACTAATAGAAATAAATAGTAATCAAGAACTTCAAAATATAACTTTAAAAATTATTAATGCTTTACGAGTTATATTTGGTGTTCCTATAGCTTCAGATCTTATGCTTATCAATACATTTTCAATTGATGAGTCAAAAGGTTCAACTAGTTCAGAGCTAGGTTTTGCATCTCCTTTTCATAACCAAAGTCTGAATATGTTTCCTGATATTGAGGATGTAAAAATTCGAAATTTACCAGTAGAAGCTTCTATATTTATAGATAAAGCATTACAGCAAAAATTTCCCCATGAACGTTTTATTCTTTTATGGACAGCCTTTGAGATTATTATTAATTCGATTGAGGGGCTTGGTAGTGATAATGGAGGTAAAAGAAAGAACTATTTTGAAAGAGAATTAGGATCTTCTGTTATCAATGATGAAGTTTACAGATTATTTAAGGATGTTAGATGTCAACTCTTCAAAGAAGGTAAATTTTCAAACTTTAAAAGGATGGAAAATGATAATTGGTCTCTTTATGCAGCATTACAACTCTTACTTATGGAAGACTGTGAGCCAAGAACAAAGTTTTTAAAAGGGTATGAGCAGTCTTTATTGAGTCCATCTTAAATATTGTAATTGAGTTATTACTGAACAAGAGGTATTTATGTGTGCAAATTATGAACCTATTAGTAAAGACAGGGTACACCTACTAGATCTATTCGAACCAACATTCGAATATAAAGCCGATATTTATCCTGGTTACGACTGCCCTCTTATTTTTTCTAAAGATGGCCACGTAGAATGGCGGCAAGTAAAGTTCGGCATGATTCCACCTTGGAACCATGATTTAAAGTTCTCAAAGTACACCTACAATGCCCGAACTGAGACGGTAGATAAAAAGCCAAGTTTTAGGCATGCGTGGGCTAAGAGTCAGTTTGCATTAATACCAGTTGAAAAAATATATGAGCCAAGATACGTAAACGGTAAAGCTGAACGATGGGGAATATACCGCGAAGATGGCCTACCCTTTACAGTAGCAGCAATTTACGATTCAACTGTGATTGATGGGCAGCAAGTAAGATCTATGTCGATGTTGACTATTAATGCAGATAATCACCCTTTCATGAGTCAGTTCCATAAACCCGAAGATGAAAAGAGATCGATTATTGTCATTCCGGAAGAGTATCGAGAAGATTGGTTGAACTGTAAAAAAGAAGAGGCGGCTCAATTTTTCTTTGAGATGCCACTCGGTGAATTTACTGCTGACTACTTCCCTAAACCTAAAAAAAGTGCAAATTAGAACCGTTGATTTTCCGACCAAATGCACTACTGACCGCGACAAGTTACGACTAGTTATTATTTATCCACAACTTTTTAAATTTGAATTTTAAATGATCACTAGCATATCATTTGAATTTGTAACAAATTCAAATTAAGGGGAATGCTATGAGCGAAATTGCACCATCCATTATCCAGATAAAGCCTTATCTTACGCAAGGTATTGCTTTGTCTGATGTTATGTCTATTAAGCTGGTTATACCTTCAACTCATATGCTTGTCCCTTATGCTTTAGAAAAGATCAATGCAGGTTTTCCCTCTCCTGCTCAAGATTACATTGATAAAGCGCTCGATATGAATGAGCACCTAATTAAAAATGAAACTGCCACATTCATTGTCAAAGTTGCTTCCCTCTCAATGTTAAATGCAGGCATCGATATTGATGATGAATTGATTGTCGATCGTAGTTTAGATGCAAAGCATGGGGATATTGTTGTGGCACTAATCGATAATGATTTTACAGTTAAGCGCCTAATGATCGATGAAAAAGGCCAATGGCTAAAAGCAGAAAATCCAGATTTTAAAGATATTCACCTTCTGGATGGCCAAGAGTTACTTATCTGGGGTGTTGTCACTTGCATTATTAAAATGACAAGAAGAACTTCATGAAGCATGAGAACAAGGTCTTTTTTCTTATAGACGTTAATAATATGTACGTCTCATGTGAAAGAGTCTTTGATCCAAGTTTGAATAATAAACCTGTCATTGTCTTATCAAATAATGATGGGTGCGCCGTGGCCCGTAGCAACGAGGCAAAATCCTTAAATATAAAAATGGGTGTGCCGCTTTTTCAAATTAAAGACATTGTTCAGCAACATAACATACTCGTTCTTTCAAGCAACTATGCAATGTATGCAGAAATGTCACGGCGCTTTCATACAATCCTTGCTTCGTATGTTACAGATGAAGAGGTTGAACCGTACTCGATTGATGAGTGCTTTGTAGACTTCACAGCTTATGAAAAGAATTTTGACCTAGAAAAAGTCGGGCAACAAATGCGCCAACAAATATGGAAGTGGTTAGGCCTGCCTGTTTGTGTCGGAATCGGTAGGAGTAAAACAGAAGCAAAGATCGCAAATCATATTGCAAAGAAAAACGCCGGCTTTAATAGTGTTTGCGATCTCGTTAATATGGATCCGTGCAATAAAGAATATTATTTCTCATTAATTGAAGTATCTGAAGTTTGGGGCGTTGGCCGTAAGCACTCAAAAAAATTGCAAGGTATGGGAATCAATACAGTCCTTGACCTAGCTTGTGCTGAGCCGCGCGAAATGCAGAAGAAATTCTCGATTGTTATGGCTCGCACTATTTACGAATTACAGGGCATCTCATGCATTGAGATCGAGCACACCCCGCCCTCAAAGAAGCAAATTGTTGCAAGCCGGTCTTTCGGTGGTCGCGTAACTGAACTAACGGATCTAAAAGAAGCTATCTCAATGTATGCTCAAGATGCGTGTAAAAGGCTACGTGATGAAAAGCTTTTATGCGGATGCATGATTGCTTTCGTACAGTCAAATCCATTTGATCCTAACGTACCATTTTACAATAAATCTATTACAGGCTCTTTTTCAGAACCGACTGACTGCGCAGTAGATTTTGTTAGAGCAGCAACAAGGATGGTGAATGATATCTACAAGGAAGGAATTAAATATAAAAAGTGCGGTGTTGTGTTGACAGGTCTTGAGCCCAAGTCTGGCCATACTTATGACCTTTTAACCGACTTTGAGCACATAGAGAAAAAGGAATGTTTGATGAAAGCTATGGATGGTATCCATAGTAAGTTTGGAAAGAAAAAGATTGGGGTCGGACCATGCTTTGTACCTGGTCGTAATTGGTCAATGTCGCGTGATAAGTTGAGTAGAAATCCGTTTAGATGGGATGAGTTATTAATTATTTTCGATTAACGACTTCTTAAAAATATAAGAGAAAATAATGACTCAATTCCAAATAGCAAAATTAGGTATCCTCAAAGAAAAACTAATGTAAAAATCATAGAATGAATAATAAATAGAATGTTAGAAAGTTTAAAAAAACAAGACTTGAAAAGTCTTACAATCTTTGAAAAATAATTAATTTCATTTAATATAATATTTTTTCAAGATATCCGAGAAATGAAATACTTAAAACATATAAAAGGTGCTATACCTCCTTCTAATTTGCTACATGTTGATATAGCAATTAATAAGAAAAATTTAATTATTACAGGGAAAAACGGGAGTGGTAAAACAAGCTTTTTACAGCATTTACATTCTAATATTACAAAAATATTTTCAAATAACCAGCATAGAATATTTTCATTAAAAACTGAAATAGCATCACTCGAGGGACGTCTAGCTCAGATGAACGTTCAGACTGAGGCATATGCCTCTCTGTTTTCTAGTTTTAATTATTTAAAGAATGAACTTAAATATTTAGAATGTGATCTCGATCTAGAAATTAATCAAGATGAATTAACTCAATTACATGATAAATATAAAGAATTCAAATCAACATATAAGTTATTTAATGCATCAAGAACATCTACAATTGCACATGTAAATAGTACAACCTCAATTTTGATGGAAAAATCTACTGCTAGAAATAATAAAAATGAAAATCTTGGCTCAAAATTAGAACAACATTTAGTTAATATAAGAACTCATAGAGCTTTTGCATTTGAGAAGGATAATAAAGATCAATTAAGCAAATTAGATAGTTGGTTAAATAAATTTAATGATAATTTAAAAATATTATTTGAAGATGATTCTGTTGAGCTAGATTTTAATGATGAAACACTTAAGTATAAAATTAAGCAGGGAGAAAAAATATTTGATTTCCAAAGTTTATCTTCAGGCTATCAAGCGATATTTGATATTTTTGCTGATTTAATTGTACGAACAGAGTTTTATGACATTTCTCCTGAGGAATTAGAAGGAATAGTTTTAATTGATGAAATAGATGCACATCTACATATCTCATTACAAAGAAAAATTTTACCTTTCTTTACTTCACTGTTTCCTGAAATTCAATTTATTGTCAGTACCCATTCACCTTTCGTTGTAACTTCTTCTTGTACTGATACTTTAATTTATGATATTTCCACAAATGAACTATATGAAGGTGATTTAAGTAAGTACTCATTTGATTCAATCATATCAGAGCTTTTTCATAGTGATGGAAAATCCGAAAGTTTAAATAAGGACATAAGTAGTATTGTTGACATATTAGAGAATGACTCACAAAACTTCATTAAATTGCGAGAAGTTGTGAAAAACTTATTAAATTATGAAAGCAAATTAGATACCGAATCTAGATCTATTTTTTTTAGAGCAATGAATCACCTCCTAGATAATGAAGAACTGGGAGATTTGTATGTTTAAAGTTATTCGCTCCGAACAACCTAAAACTTGGAGTGGTAAAAATTACAACGATCCTATTTTAGTTGAACAATTGAGAAAAGATTTTTTCTCTAAATGCTATTTATGTGAACAAACTGATTTTGGAAATCTGAATATTGAACATTTTCGTCCTCATAAAGGAAAAGACAGCAATTTAAAATTAGATTGGAATAATCTTTATTATGCATGTTCACATTGTAACTCTATTAAAGGTTCAAGATATGAAGACTTATTAGATTGTTGCAATGATTCTCACAATGTAGATGTAGCTATAGCTCTGGAAGCTCCAAGTGTACCTTCTGGAAGAGTTAAAGTAACAAATAGAATTGATTCAAGCTCACCATTATTTGAACTTGCAAATAAAACAGCTATTTTATTGGATCAATGCTACAACAATAAAAATAGCGGGACACAAGCCATAGCACATCATAATTTGATAGAAAAGATTCTGGATAGTTACAATGACTTGGCTTATTTACGGTTAAAGTTGAAGAAGAATTATGATAAAAATACTGAATTTGAAAATAAACAATTAATTGAGAAAATAAACAATATGGTTAAGCCTAACTATCCATTTTCAGCGTTTTGGCGCCATTATGTAAATAGTTGTGATTTCTTAAGAGATAAAATAAACCTTTAAAATATATGTGGCCCATTAAATATGGGCCATTTTTAATTCAGATTTACATTTGATCTCAATAACATGATAAGAGAATTCCTAGAAAGATTAATAAAATTATAGTGAAATGCGGTTAGCAATCCAGCCATAGAAGAATTGCTCTTGCTTAGGATTACGCTCACAAATATCGATATATCGCTGGCCTTGCATGATATTAAGAACTCGCACGAGGACTTTCTCACCTTCTTTCCCGCGTTTGACCAAGTATGTTTTGAGAGCCCCTAAAGTGTTAGATCCATAAACGCCATCGACCTTTAAATCTTCATATCCGGCTTTACCTTGGTTGTTTAGTAAGTTCAAAGCCCGTTGTAAAAGTGGTTTTGCAAATCCTGTACCGCAATTTACCCCTGTATCTAAAAGCTCTTCTGCCACAGCTGAACTAAGTGTATTTATCTGATCAAAACGTGGCTCTATCCAGTATTGTTTCCTATAAATAGACTTAGCGACTTCAAGCGGTAAATCCTTCATATTGCCTTTAAACCCATTTGTTCGGGCAACTGCCTCAGTAATACCGTATTTAGTTGCACCTCCTCGATCAGCTGGGTTATTAACATAGCCTCCTTCACGCTTAATTAATTCTTCAAGATATTGCTCGATATTCATTTCACTTTTCCTTAGGTAATAAAAAACCGCCCGAAGGCGGCATTAACTGTTCGTAATATCGTTTTTGGCTTTCTTAACTTCTTTAAGTACTTCAATAATCGTCTTACCTTCCTGTTTATTAATGAAGTTAAAAATCCAGCGGACTAAAGCCCAACCGGGTAAACCACAAACAAAGAAGAATCCACCAAGTGCAATCATTCCCCAAATATCTGTAATCCACTCATGTAGGCCCCACTTCACAATAATAAATGAACCGCCCGCCAAACTTGATACAACCGTACAAATCAGACCAACCGCCCATTCTTGTGGTGAGCGAGGCATACGTGTCATCAATACAACTGCTGCAACTAAGGCGACCGCTAAGGTCACCATAATTGCTGCTCCATAAAATTTTAATAATGCTGTTAAACCGCTAGTTGAAACTGGTTCCATGCCTTTTACTCCAGATCATAGGCAATAAAAAAGCACCCGTTGGGGTGCTAAGAAAAATCATTTAAATTAAGTTTCAGAAGTACTTTGAGTAATCTGATTTGTATAGTTCCAGACCGTGTTTTCCCATACATCACGTGCAGCAACACGAATGTAATATGGGGTAGTTGGTTGTAGTCCTGCTAAGGTAGTTGTTAAATCTGTACCAGACCATGACGGCGGCATTTTAGCTGGATCAAAATTAGGCGTTGGACTTAGCCATACAGCATAATCTTTAAGGTCAGGTACTTCACTAGGCGCCCAATTCACTGTAATAGAATCTACATTTGCTGCTGTGTACACATTGAGAAGTACTGGTGGAACCGGGTTACTAATACTTAATTCCGCAAAAGTACTGACTTGGTCACCACTCTTGCTAGCTACCCGAATTGTGTAAGCGCGGCCTATCCCGTCCTGCTTAGCTTCTTCAATCGAATAGCTGTAATCGGTATTGGTCGTACTGACTTCACGAATTTTGGCACCATTGGACCAGACTTGTACAAGGTAGCCGTCGGCACCGGTAGAGCTTTGCCATTGAACCTTGAAAGTTGAACCAACAAATGGGGACTGAAGCGATAAGCCTTTAACGCCTGCAGGACGTCCACCAGATAAGGTATAGCTATAAGCTGTTACTTCATCCAAGGTTTGCTCTTTACGTTCCAAACCATTAAAGCTAGTGAACTTTAAAAAGATCTGTTTTTCTACTAAACCTTCATTGTATGGATATTTGAATATAGCTTTATCCAAACGAACAAATGGCTCACCTGCCTTATGGTTTTGTGAATCATCAAAACGTCCACGTAGAACCTCACTTAAGGTATATAAACCCGAACCGTTTAAGGTGGCTACTTGATAATTAAAATACTCATCCCCTACTTTGGAGGTGTATTAAATACAGCAAGTGACCGTACAATAAAGAGTTTTTGCTTTTTATTTAAAGATGCCATTTCTCTCTATCCGTCAAGGTACGTCAAGGAAGATAGGCAAAAAAAAGAGCCTCATGGCTCAATTGATTACGCAGTTTCCGCAGCATTTTGAAATATCAAGATTCGAAACAAACGGCGGATTTTTTGCGACTTCTATAAGCCGCTTAACATTTTTGCTTGGTCCATAACGTTTAACTACGCCAATAAACTCTTCAACATCGTGACCAGCAAGATAGTGCTTAGGAAGACCAGAACTATCGCTATAAACAATTTCTCCGTCCTCGTCTCTCATCACTCCAATGTGGTAAAGCTCATGTTCAAGCAAGTAACAGAACTCTGTATCGTTTGCACGCTCACAGAAAGAAGCGTCGACAGTTATTAAGTATGTTGGCACAAAGCCGAACCAGTCACGCATCTGTTGCTCTTGTCTAGCTTTACGCCAGCCACCGACGTTAAACATTACTTTTTCACATTGCCCAAGCACCATCGCCTGTTTGCTTTTATATGCAGAAGAGGCCCACGCGAATGCTAAAAACTCGTCATTATCATCAAGTAACTCAGCAATATGGTTATGATCTGGATTATAAAGAGGCCCACCTATCGTTAAGTAGTTGGCCACAACCCATTTCTTTAGGTCTGGTGCCGGTATTAAACGGAGTGCTTCCTCTTCTTCGGCCTGATCCATAAAATCAGTTGGAGGAAATGGTCTGATCTGATCCATTAAATATTTGCCTCTTTAAATTTTTAAGCCATTGGCTTGCGAAATGAGCTTGGATCTGTAATGGACCAGATTCATTAATCTTAAATCTTGGTGCTGCCTCTAACCGAACAACGGTATATCCCATTGATTCAGCAACATCGTAACGGTCCATACTCCACGCCTTTGTTGCCAGCTTGCCCTTTCGGCCACCAGACCAAGGTCCACCAGCAATTTCAACTAAAATACGATGTTCAATTAAATGAAAATCAAAGCGCCAATGCTTTGTTGATTTAAACTGGAATTTCTTTTCGTATTTAATTTCCAGATTGTCTAAAGCTTCAGTAAATTCTTCCTCTGCCTCTAAGTACTTTTGAGTAGCTTTAGGTAGCGGTCTGGATTTAGGCTTGGTTTTAGGTTCTTTTTTCCGAGTAAGCCAAAAGTATTCTGTAGAATCCATTATTCTCACCCATAAAAAAACCGCCCTAAGGCGGTGGCTAAACTCACAGGCAATATAGTATTACTTCTTAAAAGTTGCCTTATAAAGCTTTGAATTAAAGTAATCCGTAATTTCTTTACCTTCGTTTTGAATTTTTTCCTCATTTAAGGGTAAAAAATCTAATTCAGATTTGAAGCTCATATACTCTGGAATAAATTTCTTTATAGGCGGAGGTGGTTTAGGTCCACCTTCTGTAATTTTTTCGATAAATCCAGCTAACCATAAAATATACTCACCTTCTGAATTATGAGGAGGAATCAAACTCACATCTATTTTTACTTTACATTCATCTAATTGTTTACTAAACAATTCAACAAAATCAATAAAATTATATTTTAATTTAAATTCTGTTCCCTCAATTTCTCTGCGTATACATGTCATAAGTAAGTTCATATTTTCAATACAGTGATGTGAAAACAATTCCTCATCTTTAATTTTGTTATAAATATTTTCCGCAAACATGAGATACTGTGTCATTTCAGCAGCTCCTCATTTTTATAAAGTATTTTTCTTAAGGTAGTCCTATTATAACAATGTTGCAACAAGAAATTTTCCATTTTTAGTTTAAGGAAATTTTAAAAATTATAAAAACGATTATATTCAATAAATTAGTACGAATAAAAGCTATGGAAGTTTGATCTTTCTATTGAGCTTTAAAATGGATTATTGTGTTTAAATCATCAATTTAAAAAGCTTGCCTAGTAGGCAAGCTCCCCCTTTTTGATATTTGCGCTGATCAATAAGGTTTAGTGTTACTTAAAGCAACACACTGATAATACTGAAATATTTAAAAATAAAAAAGCCCACTTCCTATTTTTATTCAGAAATGGACTTAGCGAAAAAAACGCTTAAACCTGAAATAGGAAATATCTATTCGGAAATATCTCCAACTTCATATTGGCATAATATTTAAGCACTAGCAATAGGGATTGAATTAAAAATATTAAATATTCATATTTAAATAGATAAAGATTTCTTTTTAAATAGTTTTATTTTTAGCCTACATAATTTTTTTACTTATCAAGAGTTATAAAGAATATGTGCCCATCAATAGGTAATACTTAATAAGGTCTTATGTGTAGTAACCATTAGGCTCTAGAGACTAAGAACTCAAACTGACTAAAAATAAAAAATAATTAATTTTCAATATTAATGATCATATACTGCAAAGTTATGTATATTCCAACTTCTCCATTGTTGAGTGCCTCATATAAGTCTTCATCAACGAAATCTCCAGATTCATCATATAGCCATTTATGAATTTGAATAATTTGTATATTCCCTTTTTTGTCTATTCTTGCTATTGGGTCTATGACGGACCGAACTATCACCTTCTTCTTCGTCTTAACATCGAGCAATGTGATAATTGTCATTTTAAAATCCTTATAAATATCCTGTATAACAACTACTCTCAATCAATAAAGATTTTTATATTTAAATTACTTAAATAGCAATCTTTTCAATCTAAAAAATAAATAAAATACACTTCAATAGTATGTGCCTATTAGAAAAGATACCTTAAATATTCTACTAGCAATAAAAAACCGCTTTAAGGGCGGTTCATCTAAAATTCACAGGTACTTAATGAAGATTTTTTTTCTGTCTTTGCATCTTTCTGGGCTCACAAATTTTTCCAATAAAGTTAGTTAACCACAAAATACTTTCTTCACGATCTTCAAAATGAGGTATAAGGCTTAAATCTACTTTTATTTTGCGATCAGCTAAAGGCAAACTTAAACAATGTTCAAAGTCTATTGAGCTGTACTTCAATTTGAGTCTTTTTTCTGCAGCTTGATTCTTTATCTCAGCCATTATGCGATTGAGATTAACAATCAAATTATTTGAAATTTTATTATTTTCATATACCCGTTCGTAAACTGTCTCAGCTACATCAATGTAATTTATTAGCTCTACATTCTTATTCATGACATTTGTACTCCGTTTTTTATAATTATCCGTCTAAAATAATGTTTATTTGAGTTACTAAATCCTTCGCCTAGGTAAAGATTGTTTAAATTCGGCCACCCTGATTTTAAGTAAATATTTGAATTTATTATGCAATTACTGAGTTTTATAATATTTATATACATCTTTGTTCTTAACACCCCTTTTTTTCTATCACTTGCCCATTGAGTTCACCATCAACACAAATAAACATTGTACTAATCCATAAAATTATGGAGATCAGCTTATCACAAAAAGAAAAAGCCCCCACTAATCAATAGTGAGGCTTTGCCGTATTTCCCGGCTAGCACATTTAAAAATCGATAGCTAAAAAAAAGCCAACTTGTTAGAGTCAGCTTAATTCAATCGTTTGAGAATCATGCTTGCATAGTTATTGTCCGTTGCAATCTTCTATCATTTTTATTTTTATAAATATAATTTAAACCAGCCATGTGACATTTTGATTAAATTTCACTCAACACTTTTTTTTGTTAAATTAAGTCACATTTAATCTTATTAATGCACTAACCATCACAACCAATAAACACAATGTGTATCAATTACTTCTGCTTGATTTTGTAAATTACAGTATCCTTAGTTTACCTAACTGCCAAAATCAATAACACAATGGAACACCAAACACTTTTAGACGAATTAAATTCGCAGATTGAATATTACTCAAAAAGAACTGACTGCCCACCAACTAGAATTCGTATTGGGTATAAAACCTATTACAAATTAATGCAGAATCCTAAATTTGCCGATGAAGTATCAAACTCCGCTTTAGATCCAAACAAACGCAAATACAAAAAATTAAAAATAAAAGTTACTAAGGATGACAATCAACTTGAACTTGAATGATTTCTCATAAAAAAAGCCTACTCTTTCAAGTAGGCTTTCCCCTTATGACTTTTGCGCTGATCATTAAGGTTTATTGTTGTTTAAAGCAACACTCAGATCTTACAGAAATACTTAACAATAAAATAGCCCCGCCAACAATTGATATTTAGCAGAGCTTCTTAAAGCTTATACAGTTTATCGTGGAAGATATCTTTTTGAACCTGTGCTATTAAGGCAGTAATGTCCACCTCTAGGCCCAACACAATAAGTTCCAGATGTGCAGTAACAAGAGTTATTAGTCGTTTTACTATAACTTCTTGGAGTCCGTGTAGTAGTAGAACTTCTAGTTCTAGTATTATTATAGCCTTTTGACTCTCTTTGAGGAGTTGAGTAAACAGGCTGCCTGTTATCAAAACTCCCTTTTGAATATCTATAGGTGACTGGTGGAGTATAACAACCAGCAAAACTGCACAAATATTTAGTATCAATCCATTGTTGTCTATCCATATTTGGATTTAATAACGCCCATTCATCTTGGTACCAGAATACATAAACTTCACTTCCCCCTTTCAATTTAAAGATTTCTTTGCCATTTGGCATATCCTTGACTGGAGCGGTATCAACACTAATCCAATTTTTAACTGGATTAAACCTTTCAACTTTTTGCTGCGAAAAGTCTATGGACGGTATAGATACACATCCACTAATACCCAAAGTAATAACTAACCCTATTAAATAATTTTTCATTTTATTAACTTCTTAGAAAGAATAATTTTAATGCGAAGTAAACAATAAGCTACCTAATAAAAGCAACATATACTTTCATCTAATTTAAATACATAAAGAAAAATTAAAAAACCCGCTTCTAAAAAGAAACGGGTCAAAAAACAAAAAACTTTCAGCGCAGTATTTGTGACATATCATACAAGTTAGAAGATGTATTTACAATATACTTTAAGCTTAATTTTTTGATGCTCTCAAAATATCCAAAACTCGCTTTGACATTTCATGCAAGTTGGACCCTATTGGTAGCCAAAAATGATAATTAATGTTGTCACGGTTAAAAACTTGCTTGTAGTACTCAGTTTTGAATGATGGATCAATATCAGAAGCTTTTAGTAATCTGCCTTCTTTCTCTATCTTTTGCCCATCTAGTTCACCACCAACACAGATATTCATTTTAAGTACCAAATTCTAATTAGACTGGACTATAGCATAAATATAAACATGCTTAAGTGGGCATTCTTAAACGCTTAACATTTAGACAAGCATTCAATTTAGATGATTTATAATGTAACGACCATGTATTTAGGATGAAGACAGCTAATGTGTGGTGTAAATCTAACCATTAAATCAAAGGAACATTACTTAATGCAAAGAAAAGGGGCGCTTTTAACGATTGTACTGGTGGCGCTTGGTGCCCACCACCAGTACAACACAATATCAACTCTACAATTAATTAATATGGAGGTGACACAAACAAATAACTATCATTTCTAATAGAATTTCAGGTGGCGATGTTTGGCGACGAGCCACCTGATTTAATTTTAAATCATAATTGAAATCTAGCAAGTATAAAAACAAAAAGCCCATCAAAGGATGAGCTTTAGATCAGTGAATTACTTATACTTCGTCCACTATATCAAAAATATGCCATAAAGCGTCTAGACAGTCAACAAGTCTAAATTATGCTTTTCTACTAATTGAGAAGCTTTTAAACGTTCAACGATTTTAATCATTAGATCATTGGCAGTTATAACGTCGATTCCTTCAAATGCTTTTAGTGTTAATTGTAATTTATTATTAATTACATTTGTAATTATTGATATTTTACCAAAATAATCAGGGTAGTATTTCAAAGTTTCATTAACTTTCTCCCGACTAACGCCTTCATATAGTTTTACAGTGTATGTTTTCATTTGAACCTCCATTTTGTCTTAATCTTTTATCATGACCTAATAAATAAAATCTAGCGCAACTCACCATAATTGCGACCTGAGCTTTAGATTGGTTTGTTTCTTGAGCAACCTTCAACAATCCTTTATTTTCAACCTTATTTTTAATTAAACAAATTAATGCAAACTTAGTTGTAAAATCTGTTTTATCAGAATTTAATAGACTTCGTAAAAGTGCTTGAATCTGTTCCGCCTCAAAATCATTAATCTCACAACGGATATAATTTTTACCTTTTTGAACTTCTTTGCCTGCTTCGCGCATTAACCAGTAAATTTGATTGATGTGAAGACCATCGGGTAAATCTCCCCCTTTCATACGCACCGTTTCGCACCATGCACCAAACTGCTCTAACCAACCATCAATAGTATATTTAGACCAATCCATTTGTTGTGTTTTTAAAACTGCACTCATCTTTTACTCACTATTTTCTCTATCTGCTGAATCGCCAAACCTGACTTAACTTGCTCAGTACTGAACCGTAAAACCTTGTAACCCATCGCTGCTGCTTCGTTGTATTTCTCCATATCTCCTAAGTAGCCTTTACCTCTTGTATGGCGGCCTCCACTCCAGATACCGCCCTCCACCTCAACCAAAATCTTTGTACCCGTTAATGAAATATCTGCTCTCCATTTGCGTGTTGGATGGAATTTATATTCCTGTTCAAAACTGATCTTGCACGCTCTTAAATGCGTTGCCAGTACCATTTCACCCACACTTGGTTGTCTAGCAACTTGCTTTGCTGAACGCCGCTTTTTATTTTTCTTAATAGGAAATAACTTACGGTATTCAGCAATGCTGACTGATGACATCAAGCACCACCTTTCAGCAAATGGTCCAATTGATTAGCAAAGCAGTTATAAACTCGCGCTTTATCCTGATCACCAAAAAGGCTGGAAGAATGAGCATCTTGTTTATACTTCTGAGCCAGTTTTTCAATTGACTCCCTTAGTTCAACCAGAGTGCTTTGCTTTTTACCGCTGAGTGGTTCAATTGAGCGTGATACGTGGTCAGCCATTTCTTTTTCCATATGATCGAAGTAACTTTGACGTGCTAAATCCCTCGACTTGATTAGCTCTGGTGAAATAAGCTTTTCCATTTCACGGCGTTGCGCTTCAATCCACCTACTGTCCATTTTTTGCGCCCTCCGCATTAAACTTCTTCGCTTGGTCAAGTGCCTTCTCTAATTGAAGTAACTCGTTGTAATCAGTATTAGATAGCCCACTGCGGTTATATTTGCCTCGTAATTTTTCACAAAGAGTCTTAACTTCTGCAAAACCGCCGTAAGAATTTATTAACTCTTCAACTGCACAGTGTTGGCATTTACTCATGGCGATATCCTTTCTCATCTAGCTCTTTACGCGCCAACCACCACAAAACCACCGCACCGCTAATAGCTGCTGTAAAAAATGAAATTAATAAGCCCCACGCTAAAATCTCGAATTTATTCATACATTCGCCCCATCAATTAGCTGAAGAATATTTCTAGGGATTGGCATACCCTCCCGACGGCACATCTCTGCGTATTCGTGTGGATTATCGAAAGGATCAGGGCCCAACTCTTTTATAAGCTCAGGCTCTTTTTCCTTAGCCTTAAGCTTTTGTACTGGTACAGGTTTACGACCATTGATTTTTAAACGTTCCATCAATGATTGGAGATGCTTTTGCGCTTCGTCATTGCTTACTGGGGTGTGTTCAGGTTCTTTATGCTCTAGTTGTAGCGGTGGAGTGTAAAACTCTTGCTGACGGCCTTTTAACTGAGCTTTAGCCACCATCACGTTGTATGTCCCGAAGAAATTATCTTGAGCTGCTCGCATTTGGCCGGCTTCGATCAAATACATAACCTCGTCTAAGGCGTACTTAGTGATTTGGGTAATAACCACAGAACGGTCAGTTGTAAACTTACATGCGCGAGACCAAGCTTCTTCTGGAGACATCCAACTTTCACCGATACACCAGGTGCGAAACTCGGCAAATGACGGCATAAAGCGTCCACCTGCTGTAAGTAATCGAGCAAGTGCGTTGTTAAATTGGTTTTGTTGAACGCCAATCAGTGTTTTAAGTGCGATTTGCTCAACCACTGACAGAGGAATTGCACTTTCGCCTGTTGCTGGAAATTGCTTATTGAACTGAGCAGCGTAAACAGTGCGAAGAGAAGCGATTAATTGACGCACTTCGTTCAAGGTAATCTCATGCATGACCTACCTCCTCAATCATTGGAAACTTTTTTGCTGGGGTTACATCCACGATTTGAGATTCGCTCTGTTCTTCAAAAAGATTAGCGAAGTAACCCGACTCTTCTGGTTTTTGACCGGTTGAAGTGATTTGCTCTTGTTTCTTGCGGTTTGCAGCAACTTGTTTCTCGTTGTTTTGAACCCAAGAGAACCACTTAACCAACCAGATGCTTGGTGTATTCAACGAACTTGATTCGTTTGCAAAGTACCAGTCACCGAAATTTTGAATCATGGTTCTCAAGTCGATTTCAGGTACAGAAACAAATCTTTGTTGAGCAAGTGAGATGAAATCGTATTGAAACTCGCTGTATTCAGAAATGAATTCACGCATTGAGTAACGCTTGTGATCATCGATCTGATACTGAGCAAATTGGATTGGTGTAAATTGCGAATTTTCTTCACGCGCATTACTACTACTATCTATATATTGGTTATCGGTTAACGGTTTATGGTTAAGGTTTTTTTGGCTTTCACTTTCAGAACCCAAAATTAACCCACTGGGTTTTTGTGGGTTTTCAGAATTAACCGAGTCGCCTTCACTTTGGTTTTCTTTTGGTTTTTCCTTACGTGGACGCCCACCTTTCTTACCATTTTCACGATTTTTATCCCCTACTTTTTGATAAGCGGCGATTTCTGAATCACAACGTTTGTTGTGAAACCCGTCTTCCTCTTCCACAAAAAACTCTTGCAGCACAATTAATACTGCATCCCTTTCTTCTTGGGTATTTGCACGTAACCGACGAAAAACCGACTGGGTTTCTTTGGGTAATGGTTTTTCATTCAAATAATAAAAATCGAGAGCACGGCGATAAAAGCACTCTTCAACTGGGCTAAGGTGCGCTGTAGCAACCATAAAGTCGCTGATATGGTGGAGATATTTATACATCAGTGACTGCTCCTAATTTTACAAGACCGCGCATTTCCAACTGACGAATAATTCTTGGAGGAATAAATTCGTTGTTGATTTTGTAGCGAATACGAGACTTTTCTTTCACCTGAATTAGTTTGTGCCCATCCTCCATGAGACGGCGAACTGCTATAGCCTGCCCCCCCATATGGGTTAATTCTTCAAGTTGATAAAATCTTTCCTGAGCCTCAATTGCGGCATTCATAACTGAAAGTGGCATAGCTGCTAATTCTTTAGCCGAATAGATCTTTACTGGTTGTTCCAGTGGAATTACCACCTCTAGCGGTGTGGTGGAAACGGAAATATCCTGTTTTCTTCTTGCTGCATATCTCACTTTTCACCACCCTTTGGCTTAACATAGCCTCCAAAAGAATCAACCAAACACGCCTTGGTTAAGCTGGTTACAATCTGCTGTGCTAACCACTGCGTTATGCGAAATTGACGAGCCATAGCCTCTGAAAATTCAATCTTTGTTACCGCTGCATTATTTTCGTCATACCCTTTGTTGCGTAAATTTTGCTTTTTCACCTCAAATAGGTGGCCAAGTACTCGCAATGCAGGCTCATAGAAAGATTGGATTTCACTTTGCTGGCGAGAATCTTTGATTTGCTGTGTAAAGCTGTTCATGACACCTCCGCTAATGCTTGCTCAGCGCTTGTTAGTCGGCGTTTGGCATTAAGTTCTGCAACTGTTGCTGTGCGGATTTCTTTTGACGTAACTAAAATCAAATGATTCTCTGATTTGATGGTCCATAAACTAGTCAAGTTTTTGTTTTTAACTTCAAACAAATCATTTGATTTAAAAGTGCGGCACTCTTCAGTAAGTACAACAACGTCACCAGATAGAAATTCTGGTAAGTTGTAATTAGCCGATTGATTTGCTAAATTGTTTTGCATATTCGATTCCTCTAGCAAGTAATTGAATTAACTAGCCTGATGGACCAGATCAGGCTTTTTCTTTCTTTACCTTAGAAATATAAGTTGCAGCTTCCGACTTAAGCGCCTCTCGAAGTTGGCGAATGTGGTTTTCCATTTCTTCTAAGATTTCTTCTGTATCTGCTAATTCCGCAGGTGTAACAACTCCATCCTCTAAAACTTTGTGGACCTGTTGATTGGTTTGGCCATTGTTAATATTTATATGTAGCAAGGTTTCAACAATGCTGACTTCATGGCCTTTCTCATCCACTTGATTAGCTGGCACTAGAACATAACCAAGCATGTGTGCCCATGCCTTAACTAAAGCTGGGTTGCGTGTAAACTGAATCATTGCCTCAAGCTTCTTAATTCTTGGTAAATGGCTTTCCATATTTGGGTTTGCGTAATTAAGTACGCTCTTGTAAGAGTCACCAAGTACGTTTGCAATTTCTTGCGGCGTAACTCCTTGTGACTGGTGAATCATCTTGTAAATTGCTGTTTTAGCCTCTGGGCTTAAGTTGATTTCACTCATATGTGAATCCCTCTTTAAATTTCACGTATACGCACGTTTGCTAATTTGTGAGAATTAGCTCACGGATTGGTTTTGCTTCTTAAGGTTCTTGCGAACATATTCCCAGTTAATATCTGGTCGTAATTGTTCTGCCTTAACTTGACCCTGAGTAATTTCCTCAATTTTCAAACAGCGATCTTCTGGAATTTTCTCAGGATTCCATTTGCTAGCAGCCCAAGGTGTAACCCCTATTTTTCGAGCTAAAGCTGAGATGCTCCCTGCAAAAGTCACAGCGTTATTAAATGCTTCATGTGGAGTAGTCATAAATGACACCAAAAAACCTACTTAAAGTAGAAAGAAATATACTACCAAAAATAGAATTGGTGCAACTAAAAATTGATAGTAAAATTCTACCCACAGTAGAAAAGAAGCCTATTTTGATGGAAGACGCTAAATACAAAGACTTTGCGGACCGACTCAACGCATTGATGAAGGCAAAAGACTCTCCAATTAAAACTATCAATGAGTTAAAAAATGCTATTGGTGTTTCTTATGAGATGGCTCGTAGATATACACTCGGTTCTGCTAAACCAAGAATTGAAAAGCTACAAACATTGGCTGATATTTTTGGAGTGGAAATTAGTTACTTAGACCATGGCACTAAGTTAGACAATAATATTGATTTATCAGATAAAGTTGGTTTCGAAGGACGCAGGGTTCCAGTAATCTCTTGGGTTGCGGCTGGTTCATTTACACCGATTGAGACAGTTTTGAAAGATACGGAAATTGAAGAATATTTACCGCCAAATAAAAGATGCGGGAAAAATGGATATGCTTTAAAAGTAGTAGGATATTCTATGGCTCCAACCTTTCTACCGGGTGATAGAATATATGTGAATCCAGACATTCAAACATTTGATCTTAAAACAGATGATCTTGTAATTGTAGCTTGCGCTGGCGATTCAGAGGCGACTTTTAAAAGGCTTATCATTGAGGGCGAAGGAACAAGTAAATTCTTGGAACCATTGAACCCAGACTGGCCTGATAAAATTATTAAACTTTCCGAAGATTGCCGCCTTGTTGGAAAAGTGGTTGGCTTGTACCGAGATATTTATTGAATTTCAGCTTATTTTCTTTGAAACCAATTATTAATTTTTTACTTTAAACCCACTTTTTGTGGGTTTTTTATTATTTAAAACTAATAATATACAACTTTAAGTAGGAAATAATTCCTACTATGTATTGACTTAATTTCTACTTAAAGTAGTATTTGTCTCGTAGACAACAAAAAAACACACCGCCCCTCCCCAGGTCCGATGTGCTTTTGCAAACTGCGAGATCAATTATGAACGTAAAAGCTACCCCTTTCAACTCATTTGCATTTGTCAGCATGGCTGCTCTTGCAATCCCTGGTGGTTCTTTAGTTGCTTGCCAATTGCAGCCAGCTTTCCAAACAAAAGAAGCACCTACTCTTTTTACACCTAAAACTCAACCAAGTACTTACGGTGTGTTAACCGCGAAAATCACAGGTAAACATTCTGGAGTTGCTGTAATTAAATTAGATAGCTTCCGTTTAAACGTTAGCTTTGATTTTGAAGCTCATCCAGACAGTTACGGCGTTCCGGGTTCTGAATTCACCGCTGTTGAAATTACTCAACTCACAGTAAATGAAATCACTGATGTTAATGGTAAGTCATATAACGATTTCACCGAATTTGAAGACATCCGAATCATCAATGGCCTTCTAAAAGGCTTCATCGAACGTAACAAGTTGTTGGAGGCTGAACATGTCTAATTTCAAAAAGCACCCTGACGGCTACATGTCATTTTTAGGCCGTGATGATAAAGGGCTGTATTCAGTTCGCATTGGCTGGCAAGTGTACGCATCTAATGCTAATGGCTCAGTTCTTTACAAAGTTAAAGACGGATTTAAGACGCCTTTAAATGTGTTCAGGTTCCAAACTGACTATCCAAAAGTTTGGAATGAACTCACACAAGAAATTGATTTCCAACGCAGAAAGCAGCTTGCTATAAAACTGCGTGAAACAAACATCCCTACTTATGACCGCAAGGCTTATAAAACTAAGCGCGGCTTCACTGGCTCAAGATAAGGATAATAAAATGGCTCTACCGATTATTACTGCTGACCAAACTTTATTGGTTCAAGCAATTATTGTGTACCTATACGCGGATCCGGGTTTAGGTAAATCATCGATGGGCTTTACTGCGGAAAAAGCAATTTCTTTTGACTTTGACCGTGGTGCTCACCGTACTGGTGAATTACGTCGTGGTGCGGTTGTACAGGTTCAACAATGGAGTGATGTTGCAAACCTTACTCCGCAGGACTTAGCACCATATAAAACCGTTGTCATTGATACCGTGGGTGCAATGCTTGAATGCATTAAAACCCACCTGTTACTTACGGCAAATAACCGTCAAAAAGATGGTTCTTTAAAGTTAAAGGCTCAAGGTTTAGCGAACCAAACGTTCAAGCAATACATCAATACTTTGATCAGTTTAGGTAAAGATGTTGTTTTCATTGCACACGCATCAGAAGATCAAAACGGTGATCAAATTATTTACCGCCCAGATCTAGGTGGTAAAAACCGTAACGAGCTTTACCGTATCGCAGATGTCATGGGTTATCTAACAACTGTTACTACTGGTGAAGGTAAAAATGCCCGCGTTATTAATTTCAAACCCTCACCTTCACATCATGCGAAAAACTCAGGTGCTTTAGGCGGTGAAACCGGTGAAGTATGGGTACCTGATCTTAAAGCACACCCTACTTTCTTGGCTGACCTGATTACTCAAGCTAAAGATCACATTAATACCTTAACGCCTGCACAACTTGCAGCAGCTAAAGCCCAAGAAGAACTAGAAAACTGGAAACAAAGCTGTGAGGAAGCAGAGCATGCAGGTGACCTTAATCAATTAACTGAGTCGCTTGATAAAGAACACATGTATTACCAGAACATGCGCCAAGCAATGTTAATGAGGGCTAAAGCATTGAATTGCACGTTTGATAAGCAACGTGGCACTTGGATTAGTCCCCCTGAATTTAACGGCATCTCAGATCAACAAAGAGACGAACTTCAAAACTTCATAGCTGAACGTGGCCTCGATGTAAAAACAGTTTGTGAGCACTTCGGCATAGATGCCCTGATCCAAATTGAAGCAGCAAAACTACCAGCAGTTAAACAAGACATTGAAACATTAGCTAAAACGGGGATGACAGCATGAAAATACTAAATAAAGTTGAAGCTAAACTTGCTTGGGCCAACGGTGAATTACTTTTAGTAAATAATACTGAGCGTAATGGCTGGGAGCCATTTAACCCTTATGACTTTGGCTTTGATGTTTTTGATAAATTCGAATTTCAATTAAAGCCTAGAACTATTTTTATTGGCGAATTTGAGGTACCTGAACCATTAAAAGAAGCTCCAGCTAAAGGTTCTACTTGCTCTTACCCAAGTCCAACCGTTGAATTAGGTGTGCAGCAGTTTAAGTGGAATGGTTCAAAAGGACAATTACGCATGCTTCAGCATGGCCAAGTCCACTCAAGTTTTGATAATGCTTTTGCTCATTGCTGCGCGATTATTAAAGTCAGTGGTGGTGAGTTTGCTGAAGATATGCTCAAACTTCTGAACAAGCCAACTGATGAAGTTGAAGAAGAAAAGTCTTTAGAAAATGAAGTTGAGAAATCACCTCAGGTTAATACTGAAAAAACAGTAATTGAAGAGCCTACTAAAGATTTAAAAGAGGATCTCGATGGTGCAATTGTTGTTACTGAGGGGCCTTATGTTTCATCATCCGAGGATCTATTAGTTCCAGAAACTAACGAGCCTAAAGTAGATCCAGAATATCAGCAAACCCTAGATACTCTTCTACAGCGTGTGAAAGAGTCAAAAACACCTGCAGAAGTAAATGCGGTTTATCGTTATACCCGCACATGGGATGACGAACAAATGAAGCCTATCCTTCTCGCCACTCACAAGCGACTTGAAGAGCTAGAAAAAGAACAGGCATCTGCGAATGAGCCACCCTCTTTAATGGTTCAGATCCAGAACGCACCAGACCTCACAACATTGGATGCGCTGGAAATAGATGTGGCTGCACGAGATCCGCAGATTCAACCGAAGCTAATGGGGTATGTGAGAAAACGCCGCTATGAATTAGAGAATCCTACACCTACCCAACCTGAAGCTGATCCTGATTATCTATTAGTGGACGGTTTCTAATATGAAAGATCAGTACAAGAAAGTGAGCCAAAAACACATGCTTGGTTTTATGTACTACTTGCAATTGCTGGGCTACGTAATAGTCCGGCAAGGCATGGATCAAGCAATGTTCCTAACAAAACATTATGCGGTACCAGTCTCTTGGCGGCGAATAACAATCGACTATCACAACCGATTAAACAAACCTGCTCAGCAGCTTTATAAAGAATTTGTTGAGTGGACTAAAGAAGAATATTTGAGGGCTTAGGTAATGATTGATCTAAATAAAAAAAGAGAAGCTTTTGAAAGATTTCATGCCAAAGAATGTAATTGCAGTTATGAAAGTTTAAAACGTCACCTAGATAGACAAGAGGCACTAACAGGTCACAGATATTTACCAACTAGTCCTCGTCATGAAGCTTGGTTGATTTGGGATGCCGCATGGAATGACGCCAGTGCTCAGGTGTTGCCAACTTGGATCAGCATGGATGATGAATGGCCGCCTACTGACATAATGGTACTTATTTGTTGGGCTGATGCACCTGATGTTACCCCCGATCAAGAGTATATGACTATTGATGAAGATTTAAATAGTGTATGGGCAAATTATCATAATGATGCGCCTTCACACTGGATGCATTTTCATAGTGTGCCAAACGTATCTGGAGCTGCTAATGAGTAAGGTTATTGGTGAAGTTAATTTGAATCCTAGCCGTATTGAAGGTACTCCGGATCAGGTGGCTCTTCATATTTTTGAAGAAATCATTTGTCCAAGTACTGAGGAGCTTCTCAAAAACAATCCGGAAGCTGCAAAAGTTTTTGCATATCACATTTTTGGTTTAGCACTGTCTCAACTAGCAGAGTTTCATTCAACCAAAAGTCTAGATAAAGCTGTAACCGTTACTCTTCACAACCTTTTGCGTCAATTGAAGAAAGAACGTAATGAGTTGAGGAACTAAAGGATGAGTGGATTAAAAGTTAAAACATGTAATTTTTGTGATGACGGGAACGGTGAATGCATTTTCCCCTATTACGGCCTTGCCCCTCATATTCATACGAAGCCAATTGGCGGTACTGAATTTATAGATGTTTCATTACCTGAAAACTTTAGTCCTGATGGGGATGGTTTAGGCATATATACACACTGTCTGAATTGTGGGGGTGATGGCACATATGAAGGCATCCAGTTAGAAGTTAAAGCGGAAAGTAAGGAGGGCTAATGTGGATAAATATCTGACATCTAACAATGTGTGTGAGATGTTTCATATTACTAAACGCACACTTAATCGGTGGGAAATTAACACTCCTTGGGGTATTCCATTCCCAGCCCCGGCATTAAGTTCTGAGGGCGGAACAATGAAAAGATACCTCGCTACTGATGTAATGAAGTGGGAGGAAGAATGCCAGCAAAAGAAGCAACTAAAAAAAGCTATATAA